GTCGGTCCGGTCTGCCCGACGCGCCCGGTCGGACCCGTGGCACCAGTCGCACCAGTCGCGGACGCCACGCCAGGGATGCCCGTAGGACCCGTAGAGCCCGTCGGCCCGAGCCCGCTGGCTCCCGTCGCGCCCGTTGGTCCAAGCGTCCCGACACCCACCGGGCCAGTCTGCCCGATCGATCCCGTCGGACCCGTGATTGCCAGGCCGGTTGGCCCGATTGATCCCGTCGGTCCAGTGAACGCGCCAAGTCCGGTTGGACCGGTAGCCGCCGCTCCGGTAGGACCCGTAGGACCGGTGCCACCCGTCGGACCGCCAGCCGGACCCGTATGCCCGCCGACAACCACGACCGGTCGCGTCGACACGATGGCAGGTTCGTTCTTTATGACCGCCACCGTGTCACCTCGTCAGGGGTAAGTTATTCCTTGTACGATTTTTACGGTTCCGTGCATGAACGGCCAACGGACCCCATAAGAATCAATCATCACGAGATCGTAGACGTACGTACCAGGATCGAGACTAGCCTGGATGTCGGCAGCGGTTACGTTGAAGTGAATGACCCGCTGCACGACGTCATCGGTGATTATGCGCCCGTTGGCGGTCGTGAGCGACAACAACGGTGTCTTGTCGTAGGCATTGAGCTGCACGTCCATCTCAAATGTGCAGCCAGTAAGTGTCCATGTCAGATCGGTGGGATCGTCGAACTGGTAGGCGTCGCTCCAGCTGCCGTTGTTGTCGACGACCATGGGCTCATATGCCGAAGTAACGCTATGCTTGTTCATGGCGCTATCTCAACGGCGTTGGTGTCGGATTGACGTTGTACGTGCTCATGCCGCGCTTTTGGCCCGTCACCCGGAACTGCTGCGGATAAGCCCACGCCTGCGAGCCGACGGTATTCGCCCGCATCATCGCCACCCGAGCACGCGCGATCTTATCGCGGAACCTGGTCAGATGGAATTGCGCCAACGTAGGGTTGGAATAGCTCTGCCCCGGCTGCAGCATCATGTTGCCGAGAATGCCGCTGAGAATCGCCTGGCCGTGCGCCGGCAGCACCCAATCCGGAATATGCGGCGGCACGCATTCCAGCGGATCGGTCACGTTCTTAACGACGATGGCCGTCATCGGCTGCGTGTTCGTATAGGGATAGAGAAAATGCACCGTCCCGATCACCGGCATGACCGCCGCCTGCGGCACGTTGTTCTGATCCAGTACACCGTACAGCCGCAATATCCGGCCAGTCGACGGATGCAGCGGATAGTCCAGCAACTCCGGTATCACCGTTATGCCGATGCTCTCCTGCCAGCAATTCGAGTCATTGAAAAATTCATCCAGCACATCAAACAGCTGTGCCTGCATGGCGGCCTGCGAGGCCCCCATCAACGCAGTGTCCGCCTGTCCGAGAATTTTAACCCAGTAGCCCGCAAGGTTGGATTTGCTCATTGTCCTTGTTGTCCTCTGCCTGGCCCTGAACCACCGGCCACGCCAGGCAACGCACGGCCGACCAGTCCGGCGCTGAACAGCGCGAAATACGAAGTCGCCCGGCTGTCCTGGACGTCCTCTTGATCGCGCTCCAGCGCGTGCGCGCATATCCCGTGCAGGATCGCCAACCGGAACTGCGGCTCCATGTCGACGTAGGTGTCATCCACCTCAGTGAACGCCTGCGTCTGCCCGCGCGTCCGCATGTTAAAGATGAACAGATCAGTGCGCAGCCGCCGTGCTTCCAGCAGAGTGACATTTAGAGACGTCAGCAAGGAAGCGTCGTCATACCGATAAGGCGGAACGACATCCTGCAACAGCGTGCGCGCGTCGGCAACGTAATCGGCGACAGTGGCAAGCGTAGGCTGATCGCGGTCGCTGAAATTCCCAAAAAAACTTGCGCTAGTCGACATGGGGCTTCTCCAGAGACGGCCACACACATGGAACTAACATTTATACAAAGGGGGCTGTAAACCCCCTCTGTTAACAATGGGCGTACCTTATCCGCCCGAGATGACCTGCGCCTGACAGAGCGCAGTTCCGTCGATTACCTGATCCTTTATCTTCATAACGAGACGCTACTCTCGCTACCGCCTTTCGGCTGCTGCATGTTCCCATGCAGAGGAGACTATATCATCACCCACTTGGGGTGCCGGGCGCTTCGGACCGCTTGGTCCTACGAGCTTGCGCTCTAGTCGTTGCACCTTCCGCTCACGCGGCTTGGCTCAGGATTGGCCGGTCTGGCGTTCCCCTGAATTCACCCGGTTGTTCGATGCCGATTACTCGGCAAAGGGACTTCAAGATTGTTAATCCGTACACCTGCAGGCCGCGAAGGATCTGACCAAACGTTAGCTCAGAGCGCAGAGTCTCGAGTTTCGAAATTTGCGATGCGAACGTAATCCCGTGGGCGTGGCCAGCAAAGATCGGAAACTCGCCCGCTGAGAAGTTGGCTGAATCGCTCGCGTTGGTCGGCAGCAGGTTCGAGATATACAACGTGAATCGATCAATCATTCCGAGCCGGCCATTGCGCAGCATCGAGACCGGATCGCCCGACAGATAGGCCTGCCTGAGTTCCGACTGCTTGATCTGTCGTCCGGCCCACGCCGGCATCACCACCCAGCGGCCGACCTCCGGGATGTTCTGCTCGTCGAGGCACTCCCCCATGCGCAGAAGCAGATCAATCAGATTGGACTGACCGGCCGTCGCACCCTGCCCGACCACCGTGATCGGCGTGCCCTTGATGCCGAGGTTGAGATTGGCGTACTTCCCGGCCGTCGCGCCGCGGTTGGTCGCCGCGCATTGCCCGACGATGCCGTCGAGCACTTCCGTGTCGACCGCGATCTTTAGCTGCTGTGCCGCATCCCTTATCTTCATAACGAGACGCTACTCTCGTTACCGCCTTTTGGGCTGCTGCATGTTCCCATGCAGAGGAGACTATATCATCACCCCTTTCGGGGGCCGGGCGCTTCGGACCGCTTGGCCCTACGAGCTTTCGCTCTAGTCGTTGCACCTTCCGCTTGCGCGGCTTGGCTCAGGATTGGCCGGTCTGGCGTTCCCCTGAATTCACCCGGTTGTTCGATGCTAATTGCTCAAGCAAAGGGACTCTGACGAATCCGACCAAATAGACAGGACATTCAGATCGCTCTGCACCTCCATCACGTCGTCGAGGATCAGAGAGAAGTAAAAGCCGTTGCCGATGTAGAGTTCGACCGAGCCTCCAGTCGGTCGATCAAGACCGAGCAAACCGTCCGCCTGATACTTGCGGATCGTGATCGTAGGCTTCGTCCGGATTTTCACCCGGTCGCCTTGGTTCGCGATTTCGCCTTCGTAGTCGGTCGCTAGCGTCTCAGGCGCTTACCTGATCTGCTTCCCACTGTCGCTTACGCTGTTGCGCACCAGGTCCCATGAACGACGGAATATCACGTACCGTCGCCAGAAGCCTGGCCACTTCAGCGCCCGGACCACTCAGTCTGTGCGGCTGGACTTGGAGTTGTTTCATCGCCAATTGGATACGCTCCGCGTCGCGGAAATGTCCCATCCTGGCGCAACCAATAAGAAAATACGCCTGATCGTTCTTGAGCACCATGTGCTTGGCCAATGCAGTTTTACCGCTCTCGAACATCGAGCGGACTTTGGCCGCGTCCATAGACAGCACCCAATTAACCATCGACGTACCATTCTCGGTTACAAACTCCTGAACGGATCCTCCGTAAGCCTTCTGCAACAGATCGATACCAACCCGTTCGAAGGCTTCATCGCATACCGAAAGCACCGGCTGTGCCGACATGCCCTTTGGAATGCGAATTGCAAACGATCCGTTCCCGTCGATATATCCGGCTGCCCATTTTCGTGTCGGATGTTTCGGCATTGGAGATGCGCCTCGCGCTGCATCAAACCGCTGCTTCCCCACCTGCACGTCCATAACCTCGCCGTTCATATCGATGGCGCAGTCGGCAAGTGCTCTTTTCAAGACCAGGAACTTGCGAAGCCGCATCAGAACGCTGACAGCCTTGGTGCCCGCTGTATTCCAGTGAAAAGCACCACTCTTTTCATACATTCCAATATGCCCCCACACTTTATCGAGTGAAGGCGGCGTCAGACTGGACGCAATCAACTCCATGAAACTACGACCCGGTGCTTTCTGACAAAACGAAACTACAGCGTAAGCACGCTGCGGCCCTGTTCCGTCCCAGTTTTCGCGCCGCATCGGTGGATTCCACATCAACTGAATGCTTCCATCGCTATCCAACAGTCCTGCAAGGTACTTGTCGCTGAGCCGGTCCTTGCCTCTGGTTCCCTTCGGTTCCAGTTTTTCAGGTCCGGTATTGCTCGAACTACCGTTTAATTCGAGATCGCGCTCAACACGGTTGAGGCGTAGCTTTCCGACAAAAGCCGGACCGACTATCGCTTCAGGGGCAACCCCTGCTGGATCACTTAGTCTGTGCGGGTGCGTGCTCATGCTTCCCTCGGGTTCCAGCCAACTATGAAGGTTCCCGTTTTTCAGATCCAGTTTAAAGAAGTCCTAGCGAACTTCTCGACCAGCTTAGCTGCATTCAGAACTGATCAAATTTGGCCAGCTTGGAACCAAATTTCCGGAATAAAGCCCGTTGATTGGAGTAGGTTTCCGGTAGACCCTACGGGGGTCAGGGGCGGGACTGAGCCTGACGTTGCGCCAGGAAAACCCGCACTCGGGATAGGCATGAGGGTAGCTCCATCGCTTGGGAGCTACCGGTCCTTATAGGATACGGGCGGCCCCCGGTTTATCGGTAGCGCCCCTCGCGCTGGGCTGCGAACATATCGGCCTCCAGCCGAGCCCACTCGGCTTCGCGACCGACATACGCACCTTTACGGTGCTGTTCGTACAGCTGCTTGACTTGGGCGCGTGAGTAGATGGGTTTGTCGGGCGGCACCGAGGCATCGCCTCCGGTTGCCGGCCTGGCCCTGCCAGGGGCTGCCAAGGAGCCTAGATCGACGGCCGGGGTTCGAGGAGGCGGGGCCTGCTGAACGGCGGGCGAAGGCTCGATGTGACCCGTGGCTTGCTCTTCCTGTAGGAATCCTCTGAAGAACGAGATGACTCTAGGGGCGTCGGCCGCTGAAATCGCTTCGTTCAACAATTGCTGTCTAACACGGCCCGAAAGCATGTCAAGCGAGAGCAGCCACCTGTGCCAGCGGGGATCGCGGTCGACGTCGCGGAAGTTCGGCACCGCGAGCTCGAGGCGCTGGTCCAGGTTCCGCCGCGCCTCGACCGCGAGGCGCCGCTGCATCTCGGCGTTCTGCTGCTTGATCTCCTGCAGCTCGGGGCTTAGCGCCTGCGCGGCGGCGCGCTGGGTGAAGTTGATCAGGTCGCTGCCGTAGTTCTGGACGTCCTGCTCCGTCACGTAAGCCGGTGGCGGCGGCAGCGAAGACGGTGCGGTGCGCCCATTGTGATAAACCGTCTGCTGGGTCTGTAACAGTTCGTTACCGAGCTGGGTCATCTGCTCCTGCATCTCGGCGAGCGTCTTCTGCGACGCGTCATAGCGCCCCTTCATCGCCAGATAGCGATGCTCCCAATTCTCAGGCTTGGGCTCGGAGGAAGGAGCGGGTTCCGCAGGCGCTGGCTCAGCCGGTGGTGTGGCTTGGGCGGCGGGAGCCGGCGCCTGCGGAGCCGGAGCTTCCGGCGGCGGGGCAGAGGGTTGCTCCGGCGCGGGCTCAGCAAGCTGGCCTTTCTTGTTGTAAAGCGCATCGACCGCCGCGGCACGCTTTTTCACGGCGTCGGGGATCGAGTCCGGATCGATCGGCAGTTTCGCCATCGGCTTTTCGTCGACGGTCACGTCAGCCATGTCTTATCTCCTCCAGGATGCGCAGCAATTTCTTGCATTGCTGGGCGTGGCCCTGCATGACCGGCAGATCGCCAGTCGCTTGCACCATCAGGTCGGTGGTTTGGGCCGAATAATTAGCAAAAGCAGCGACGAATTTCTCGTACTGCTGCGGGGCCGCGTTCCGCAGGAACCGGGTCGCTTCAGAAATTTCCTTGGTCGATACGCTCATCTCGACAATGTGCGAGCCATCACCCGCTTCACCTCGATGTCGAGGAATTCCGGCAGCACACCAGAATCGTCGCGCAAACGACGGCGTATTTCGTCATGAAGAAACACGAGGTACCTGTAGAATGCAATGTCGTACCACTCTACCAGACAATCGATCGTCTGCGGTGACACTGTCGTTGTCACCCCGGCGGAAAGAGTTTTTGCGCGTTTCGTGCTCATTGCCCTGGGTCGGTAGGGTCAGGCACCCCGGGCGGGGTCCCGGCCATGGGCGGGCTCGAGCCGAGCGGTGGCCCGCCCAACGGCGGGGCCGGCATCTGCGACTGATCGCTGGTCGGCTGCGGATCCGCAGGAAAGCTACTCTGCGGCGGCGCCATCGGGTTCATAGGCCGCTGAGACGAACCCTTGCCGACATGCTTGACCACGCGGCCGTGCTTCGAAAGGGGGGTAAGATGCTTCTTAAATGGTGCCATAGGGTTTTGGCCCTCCGTAGCCGATGCCGGCGCCCTGGACGCCGAAGTTCGGCGCTCCCGAAAGCGGCGTGCCGCCCTTGCCGTAGTCACGGGTGGAGATGGGCTTGAGCCGCGGGGGCACCGATACGGCCTTGGTGGGGTCGATCGGCTTGGGCGCCTTCGGCATCGGCACCTTGGGCATGCGCGGTCCCATTCCTCGTGCCATCAGCGGGCACCTGTTTGCCCGGCCGTCGCCGGCACTGACGGATTGAATCCGAACATCTTGCCTGATCCGCCGCTGGCGAACTTGGCACCAGGAGCGCTGCTCTGATCCTTGCCGGTGTCGCCCGGCTTGTCCGGGCCCGCCGCCTGCGGTCCGAACATGTGATTGTCCGAACCCCCTTTAGCAAACTCGACATTCTTTTCGGATTCCACTTTCGACTTCTCGGCCATGTTTGCCTCCTGCTGGTTTCCACGCATTCTACCGTAACCCCATCAATCGAACAACAGATCGAGGATGACCTCGTGTCTCGATCCGGCCGGCTGTACCGGCACGTTAACCGTGACAACCGGACTGTCGAGGGTCGCTGAATCAGCTCCAGCGATCGCCACGACACCTGTCGGAGGCGGAAACTTGCTACTGGAAGACGCCCCGCCGAACCAATTGACGATAGCACCTGCTACGCTAGTAGGACCGCTGGTCCCGACCCAATAAGGGCTGATGTTCAAATTAAACGAAAACGACGTCGAGACCCCATCCGCCACTGCCCACGTCATGACCCGAACAGCTTTTTGAATCGCCACCGCAACCCCCCTCAAGCCACGAACGTCATCATGCAGTCGCCCACCCCGGAGCCGAAGGCGTTCGTCGCTTGGCATCTGACGACCGCGTAATCGTCCGGATTGAGCCTGCCCGGCGTCGTCGAAGCCGGAATCAGGTTGCCGTACTGGTCGATAGTCCACCAACCGGATGTCGACGTGCCATTCAGCGTCTCGGAAAAGATCGTCCAAGTCGGGGGAGGCACCATCGTGGTGTAGTTACCGTTGCCTGCCTGCATCTGGACCACGGCACTGCCGGGAGGATTAGAAACCATATCGGCGATCGATGGGTTCATGACCGCCCCGGTGACGATCGGGGCGAACATCGCGCCCAAAGCAGCCATCAGATCCGACCCGCCGCCCGATGCCGCAGCATCCGCTACATCCACAATGATCTGAAACACCCGGTCAGCAGCCTGCACCACAGGCGCCGCGTGATTGCCGGATCGAAGCTTGACCCAGTTGAAGCTGTCGCCCGAACCAGTCGGCATGACCACCGCCGAATTCGGCGTCACGGCCGGTATGATGACTTCATTGGTCGCGTAAGTTTCGGCTATCGTATGATACAAGTCGTGAAAAGTCGTATTGTCCGGCGACGTGCAAAACGACAACGATGCCGCCCCGGTCCAACTCGGTGGCATGATGATGCGAACGACCCTGCCAGACGAACAATCAACCGCATTCGATACCGACTGCCCAGCCGGAATGGTCGCCAATAAGGACGTCAATGCCATAATCCCCTCCTATTGCAGCCTAGGTATGTGCAAAGCACCATTACCAGTAAACTGCAACAACAAACCGATCAACACGATCACACCGATCGCCACCATCACGATCATCGCAATTTTCCGCAACGGCTCCGGCAAGGCGACTTGCTGCAACAGCCACCACAGGAAGATGCAGACGATGACGATGATGACGAGATAGACCAGCAATGCGACCATATCAGCCTCCTATTCGCCTATTGGCGGGGGCACGTCGCTGAAAAAATACAGCGCAAGCACCACGATCACGAGGGCCACGAATATCGCAGCGGCACCGTACATCGAACGATCATACCGCATGGCTAACCCTCTGGATCATCGACCGCCTGCGGCATCGGCTCCGGGATCGGCCGAATGACCTTGTCCGGCTTGCCGTCGTAATCGTCATCGGTGATGTTCTGAAACAGCAGGGCCTCGCTGGCCCGCCGACGGGTCAAGCCAGACAGGACCTTCCCGCCGCCCTTGTTCCACTTCTGGAATTCCAGCGCAGCGCCTTCGAAATCCCCGGCGTTTACTTTTTTGAGGAGAGTGCTTTTGGCGAGATTTCCTTCTCCGCAGTTGTAGCAGAAGGAGACGAGGGCGTCGAACTGCCATGGCTCGAGAGGCACTTTGACAAGTTTACGTACAGCTCGCTCAAACGTCCCCATGTCTTCCAGAAACGCTTGATTGCACTCTTCCATCGTCCATCGAGAGTCGGCATTGAACTCTCTCCCGTGATGATGAGTGTGGCCCCAACAAATCGTGAGAACTCCAGCAGGGCAATGGTACGGTTGATAATAATCGCCAACTTTCTTCAAACAGCCTTCGTAGTGCTTGATTAAATTAGCACCCGCAGAACTCAGGCTGCGATCCTCGTTCATGGATTGATGTTCAACCTCTTGGTCATCACGTCAACGATCCTATCGATGCTTCCCTTGTTAGCCTTGGTCTGACTCTCCAATACCGT